TTATGTGTTGCCATCTAAAAATTTGAGCTTCATATTTAGCAGCTCGGCGGTGTTTTTCCGTCGGGCGTCTCTTATATGCGTGTAGATGTCCTGTGTCATTGCGGCGGTGGAATGGCCGAGAAGGTCTTGGGCGTCTTTGAGCTCAATGCCACACTCAAAAAGCATAGTCGCGTAAGAGTGCCGGAGCTGATGTGCCGTACAGCTTATGCCCGTTTCGGCGACGTAGGAGCTCCAGAGCCGTTGATACTGCGTTTCCGAGAGCGGGGTCTTGCCGCCATCCTCCGAGAAGATATAGAGGCTCTTATCGCGGCTTTTTGGCAACCTTGCCCGGAGCGGGTCGAGGATAGGCACGTCGCGGGCTCCCGCTTCGGTCTTCGGGCGCTTTATGCGGGGCTTGTTCGCTTCGTGGTATACGCTCTTGGTGACGTGGATCACGCCCTCCCCATCGTCTATATCGCCGTAGGTAAGGGCGAGCGCTTCGCCTTTACGCAGGCCTGTATAGAGGACGAGGAAGGGGAATAGCCAACCACCCGCCGCCTTGATCTTCGCCTCGTCCTCGGCAGAAGCTGCCTCTCTGCGCGTCTTGCCTAAGCCCTTCGGCGCCGCAACATTCGCGCAGGGATTATATTCTATTTCTCCAAGCTCCGCTGCGTAGCCCATCACGAGGCTGACGAGAAGGAGCTGATTATTTACTGTATGCTGAGACATAGCTGCGGCGCCCTTCCCGGCAAAGTCCACGAGAAAACGCTTGACGTCCGGCGCTTTAATATTCCGGATTGGCACGTCACCGAAGCGGTCGACGGCCCGCCGGAGAGCGGGACGGTACGCCCTCAGCGTGTTCGGCGCGAGCTCGGGAAAATGCGCATCTTCCCATTCGTCCGCGACCTCGCGGAAGAGCCTGCCACGCTCCAGTTCGGCGGCGTATGCTATCATCTTCCGCTCCACTTCGGCCTCAGTATGCCCGCGGAAAGCTTTTCGTTTACCGTTGACTATGCGGATCGCTTCGTACAGACCGTCGGGGCGCTGATAATATTTGCGTTTTTTCGACATAGTCGGGAGCCTCCTTATCGGTGAAACAGCGTGCGCCCAAGGTATACTAACAATGCACCTACACCAACAGCGCGGGCAAGCACAAACCATTTATTCGGCATCTCTTTCTGCGAGATAGGCCCGGCGAGAACAACGCAGGAAACACAAAAGAGCAAGAAAACGAGCATTCCAGCAAGGCATAAACCAATCAATTGAAATACATTCCTATCGGGAATAGTATACCATAGATGAGAGCCCCCAATAATACCGCCTATCACGGAAATAACGGTTATCACGCGGTCATTACTTGGCACCGGGCGCTTTTCATTATCGCCTTTGTTCATATTTCTCGTCCTCCCTCACTTAACTACGCTTATAAAGTGCGTGGCGATCCCTATAATATGGACCCTGTTCGCGTCCTCGCCGGTGAAGATCCACGGCTCATAGGCGGGATTTTCCGGCCATAGTGCTATACCGTCTTTGAGCAGCCTCACACGTTTAAGCGTCGCCTCAGTCTCAAACTCACCGTCAACGAGCACGGCTGCAATCTGCCCGTTTTGAGCTTCTTCCTGCTGTTTTATGCACACGATATCGCCGTCATAGATCCGCGCTCCGGTCATACTGTCACCCTTGCAAAGAAGCGTAAAGTCACACTTCACATAATCGGGCACGTCGTCGTACCCCTCAATATTCTGCTCCGCTAATATCGGCTCGCCGCAGGCAATAGAGCCGAGACGCGGGGCTTTACTTGTCTTTGGCATAGGGGCGAGGTTAAGAGGGAAGGGTTTGTCCGAAATATCAATCTCGATATCGTCCGATATCGTTAGGAGTGCTTCTAAAGTCATACCCATTCCCGAAGCTATGGCTTTTAACTGTGGGATCGTAGGAGTAATTGGTCGCCCGGTCGCAGGATTTTCACCTTTCTCAAGAATGGCTATATATGCGTGGGAAATACCACATTGCTTAGCAAAAGCTCTCTGCGATAGTCCGTGTTTACCTCTATATTCAATGACTACATCACTTAATTTCATATCGGCGCCTCCTTATTCTTTGTAAACTGCATTATACAACGAGCGCCAGCAAATATCAAGCGTTTTGGAAAAAGAATTTTACAAAACTTGAAAAATGTACTTGACAACGGGAAGAAAGATGGTATAATGGCGTTGTCAAATTGATTTGACAGACTGAAAGGAGGTGATAATCTATGGGATATAAGATAGCAGAACTAAGGAAGGCTCAGCGAATGAGCCAGGCTTACTTGGCGCAAAAGAGCGGGGTAAGCCGGGTAGCAATCTCCTTGATAGAGAGAGGAAAAACGCAGAACGTCTCTTCAAAGGTATTGCTAAAACTCGCCAATGCTTTGGGCGTAAGCATAGACGAGCTTTTTAATGGAGCAAATGTCTAATCGGTTTTACAAGTCGATACAAGAGCTAATGCAATACCAAGAAAGGAGGGCGCCCCAATGCCGCGAGAAAAAGAGGGCTATCGAGATCAGCTTGAGCGGCTGAGCGAGCGGTTCCCGGGAAGGGAGACGATATACATAACGGAAGCCTGCAAGGTCGTCGGGCTCTGCCGCGATACGCTGCTCCTCGATAAGACTTTCCCTGCAAAACGCCCCGGAGGCAAGAAGAACGGGCGGATCGTCGTGCCGCTCGTGGCACTTGCGAGGTGGATGAGCATATGAAGAAACCACCGTGCAAAGGCTGCGACCACCGGACGCCCGCGTGCTGGGGCTCGTGCGAGGCTTATGCCGCGTGGAAACGCGAGGGCCCGGACAAGCTACGGGAGGGTCGCAAAGAGGACGAGCGGCGCCGGGCAAGCATATGGAAGAGGATAAAGCCATGAGAAGAGATTACCGTTATGAAAACTGCGTCCGGTGCGGAGAACGCTGGAACGTTGCGGCACAGTGGAGCGGGACAAGCTACTTGTGCCCAAGGTGTCGCGGGCCTCATCCGCCTGTGGTGCCAATCAAGAAGAAAGGAGAGAGCGGGAATGAACAGAGAAGAGAGAGCTGAGTTTATCGGAGAGCTGCTCGTGAAGACCTTTTTCGCCGGAGCCGTGGTCGCGGGCTTTTACTTCGGGCTCGGCGGGATCGCTGAGCTGATATGCCGCCTCGTGGGTGTGGGCGCGTGAAAGACCCATGTAGAGGCTGCATCTACTACTGCGGCGGACCGACCACGACAAAGACGTGCGACTATATGCTCATAACGGGCAAAAGAAGACCGTGCCCGCCCGGCGAGGGCTGCACGGTGAAGACGAAAGCAAAAAGAAAGCCGCCTCGTCCGGTGGCTCGGACGCGACGGCGAAATAAGGTAAAGGTTAAGGCCCTTACCTCCCGATGATAGCACAAAGAAGGAGAAAAATCAATGAATGACCTTGAAAAAGCGATAGACAAAAGCCTCGGCATAGCCAAAAGAGCGGTACATATAGCGGCAGTAATTATGCAAGCCGCTGATTTATGCAGATACGAGAGTTTCAGCGAGTGCACGAAGCGAAGGATAGACGAGAAAACCTGCGTGGACTGCATCGAGGAATGGCTGCTCGAAAAAGCAGAGTGGGAGGAGAACAATCTATGACTAACGAAAGGACGGCAAAAATCATAACTCGCGCCATCGATACCTACGGCCATGACGCCCAGCTCAAGGTTGCCATAGAGGAGATGAGCGAGCTGACGAAGGCTATATGCAAGCTCTGGAGAGCTGACACCGAAGAGGAGTTTGAAAGGCTGCTTGAAGACGTCGCCGAAGAGGCCGCCGACGTGACGATTATGGTGCTGCAGGTAGCAAGTATGGCAGGCGGCGAGGAAGTAGATCGGATAATGAACGAAAAGCTCGAGCGTCTTGAGGCGAGGCTCGACGCGAAAGAGAAGAAGGAGCGAGAAAATGAATAGAGCTGAGATCATCGAGGGGTGGACGGAATGAGTGACGACATCATCAATCATCCAAGCCATTATACCGCGGGAGGCGTTGAATGCATAGACGCCATAGAGGCGGCACTGTGCAAGTATACGGATCCGGTGGACGCGTGGCTGGCAGGACAGGTCGTTAAATATCTGTGGAGAGCGCCGCTGAAAGGGGCATATCGCGTTGACGTTGGAAAAGCAAAGTTTTATCTTGACAGGCTCGCGGCAAGGCTCGACGCAAAAGAGAAGGAGGAGCGGGAAAATGAAAAGAACTGAGATAGACGAGATGACTATCGAGCTGATCGCCGAGACCGCAGGAAACCCTTACGACTGGATTGATATTGCTCCGGAGACGGCGAAGTGCTCACTGATGGAGATCGCGGCGTATATCGAGTATGCGAATAAGCTTAAGGAGCGGATGAACGATGAGTGAAAAGTACGCGCTTATCTGGCGCAAGTCGATTTACGACAATGAATTCCGCTGCACGAAATGCGGGGCTAAGCTTATGCGTCCCGGCGGGAGGCTCGGGAGAGCCGCGATCCTGCCTGACGATAACGTGATATGCGCGGACTGCGGATACCACGTCGCCCACATAGAGCCCTATGACGGTCCGCTTGAGCCGGGAGAGACCGGCGGGGAGTGGATAAGTGAGGAAGGAGAATGAAAGAGTATATTGAGAAAGACGCCGCAAGAGATTTGATGGAGCGAGCATTGGAGGACGATTGGGAAATCCAATATGCCAATGACCGTTTGCGCGACATCCCCGCCGCCGATGTGGTGGAGGTAGTCAGATGTAAAGGGTGCCGATACTTTTACAACGGATCAATGAAGTGTTGCACAAACCACGCTGGCGTTGTGTTGACCGACAAAAATGGTTTTTGCCACCATGCAAAAAGAATAGAGGATGAAGGGGGTAACGCTTGATGGGTAGAAAGCAATACCTATATCACTCCACAACAAAAGAAAATGCGAAAAGCATCCTGCGGAATGGACTGAACCGGCAGGTGGCTCCGTTCGTCTGTTTGTCGGAAAAGCCGACAAGCTGGTGGATGCCAGGACTGGTAGTGCTGCGGGTTCGGATTACGGGTCTTAAAGGTGAAATGCATACATGGCTGCCAGAATCGGACGAGATCACTTATTGGGGCGACATCAACCCTGAGCGCATTTCGGTGTACACAGATAGGCTACCGAGACGGTTTGTGCAGAGGAGGGGACGAGTGATGGCGCTTCAGATTGAGAAGAAGCAGACCAACGCCGATAAGTATTTCCACAACGCCACGGATGACATGATTGCGGAGTGGATTGCAAAACATATGTATTGCGCTGAATGTATGTTTTTTAATGACGATAACGGAACTTGCAAATATGAGCAGCGCTATAGGAAAGGTTGCAACGGTGCTATGCTCGATTGGCTGAAACAGGAGGTGGAGAGCGATGGATAACCTTTTCGGTGAGCCATACTCTGATGTTCCCGCCGCAAGAAAGCCAAAGGACAAGAAGCGGTTGACGTGGGGAAAATGCTTTCCAAAAGTGGAGCGACAAGCAAAGCCAAGACGGCACAACGCCGTTAGGGTGTTGCGGATATGGGCGTATTTGCGATTATTGCACCGATAACGACAAGGGCCGTCCGTGCGTCCGTGCGCTGAATGCCATGGCAAGAGAAAAGCGGCTTGTAATTGACTACAATGACCGCAACTTTGAAAGGTGGTTTTAGCGATGCGTGATTATGAGGAACTGGTGAAGGCGTTGCGGGAAGCTGATTCGCTGTCTATGTGTGGCGAGTGTGGGTATAAGGGAGACAAAAAAGGCCCGCTTTTTGCAAAGGCCGCAGATGCCATTGAGGAACTTGTAAGCAGTGCTGATAAGTTCAAGTGGATAAGCACGGCTGAGCGACAGCCGGAGAAAACGGGGCTCAATTTATGTTACACCAAAAAGCGCGTGTTTTTAGTGCTGAATTATTCCAAAAAACACAACGTTTGGAACGCATATGATAGCGAAGATGAGCCGACGCACGCGCTGGAGGTTGCTTTTTGGCAGCCTCTACCCGAGCCACCGGAGGTGAAAAAATGACTGAGCTGAAGCATTGCCCGTTCTGTGGGGGCAGAGTCGAACTTATGAACTTAATAACCCCGATATCGATGTTTTATTGTTTGAACTACACCGAATGCGGCGCGGTCGTTAGCTTTAATAATCCCGCCTGTGACCGCGAGAAAGGTGATGACGCCAAAGTAAAAGCTTGGAATAGGAGGGCAGAGAATGACTAACCTCTTATCCCTTATCCTCGCCGCCATAATGCCGCTGTGCTCGACGATGGCGCCGATAGAGCCGATAGAGCCGATACCGCAGGGCACAGCCTACATATCGCAAGAGCCGATGTACGGCGAAGCTGAAATAACCGCTCTCGCTAAACTCATATGGGGCGAAGCTCGGGGCATATCAAGCGATACCGAAAAAGCCGCTGTGGTATGGACGGTGCTTAACCGATACGACGCGGGATATGGAAAAAGCATAATGGACGTGCTGACCGCGCCTAATCAGTTTTATTACCGTTCATCATTTCCCGCGACGGACGAGCTCAAGGCGCTCGCGGCAGACGTGCTCAGTAGATGGGAGCGGGAGCGGAAAGGAGAGACTGATGTGGGGCGCGTATTGCCGAAAGGCTTTTGCTGGTACCGCGGCGACGGACGTAGAAACCATTTCCGCGACGCTTACAAGGGCGGTAACGTGTGGGATTGGAGCTTGAAAAGCCCGTATGAGGAGGATCGATAATGCCGAATAACGCCTTAATAAAACGCTTCCACGCATATTTTGATGCGGGAATGGACATTGGAGAAAGCTATGGCAAGCAGATAGCTTCTGACCTGATAATCATAGCCTTGCACCGCGTATACGGATTCGGGTATGAACGCACGGAACGGCTTATAGCAGAGGTGGACAAGCTCTATGAACGATATAAGAAATATATCGGTAACGTGAAAAATCCAGAGTGCGACGCATACAGACAAGAGATTGATACGCTATTGCAAGAATGCGTTCCGGCAGAAAAATTCAAGCCGTTCGAGGAACGATATGAAGGAATAGAAAAGGTGAGATATTGACACAGGCTTTTAACCGTGAATACCACGCCGTAAAGAACGGAAAGACCTATTGCGTCTACGCTGAAAAGGACAAGCCCTCGCCGGAGCTTACCGCGCAGCTTAAAAAGGCGGGGTATAAGATTGTAATCAAGAAATGAGGAGGGTCGGCGATGGGCACGCCGAGAAAATACTACGCTATTTACAGACGTGATACCGGCGAGCTTGTCGCCGATGGTACCGCCGCGGACTGCGCCGAGCAGATGGGAGTAAGTATGAGTTATGTATATTCGCTTATCAGTAATGCTCGGAACGGCAAGCGGACGGAGGGAAAGACCTACAGATTATATGAGGAGGATTATTAGTGACTTACATACCACGAAACTATAGGAGGAACTATAAATGGAAAGCGTTAAGATAAACCAGCTTGAAATAGAGAACGTAAAGCGAATTAAGGCAGTTGCTATCGAGCCCGGTCCTGATGGATTAACCGTCATAGGAGGCAACAACGGTCAGGGGAAAACCTCAATATTAGACGCGATTGCCTGGGCTCTGGGTGGTGACCGATATAAGCCAAGCGAGCCCGATAGAGAAGGTAGCATTCTGCCACCTCACATAAAGATCACTCTTTCAAACGGGCTTGTAGTTGAGAGAGCCGGGAAGAATTCCGCGCTTAAGGTTACGGATCCGGATGGCAGGAAAAGCGGGCAGCAGCTCCTAAATGAGTTTATCGAAATTTTGGCGCTGGATCTGCCGAAGTTTATGGCAGAAACAAGCCGTCAGAAAGCAGACACTCTGCTTAAGATCATAGGCGTGGGAGACAAAGTCAAGGAGCTGGAATACAAAGAAAAAAGCTTGTATGATCGGAGGCATACCATTGGCGTTGAGGCTGACCGCAAAAAGAAATATGCCGACGAAATGACCTCTTACCCGGACGCTCCTAAGGATTTGATTTCAGCCTCAGAGCTTATTCAGAGACAGCAGGCTATTTTGGCGAAGAACGGAGAGAACCAACGCCTGAGAAGAAACCGAGATGTGCTTGAGGTCGATCTGAACATGATGCGTAAACAGCTTGCAGATCTCTCAAAAAAAGTCAACGACCTTGAAAGGCTGTATGAGAGCGCCTGCAAAGATGCTGCCGACCTCATAGACGAATCGACAGCCCAGCTTGAGAACGACATAGCGAATATTGAGACCATAAACATCAAGGTTAGAGCAAACCTGGATAAGGAAAAAGCCTACGAAGACGCGAAGTACTACCGAGATCAGTATGATAACCTAACTGTAGAACTGGAGAAAACGCGACAGGAAAAATATGACCTACTGACCGGGGCGAAGCTACCGCTACCCGGTTTAAGCGTAGAGAACGGCGAACTCACGTACAACGGGAGATGCTGGGACGGTATGAGCGGTGCGGAGCAGCTTAAGGTTTCAACTGCGATAGTTCGCGCCATAAATCCCGCCTGTGGCTTTGTTCTGTTGGACAAGCTTGAGCAGATGGATCTTAACACTCTCAGAGACTTCGGAGAATGGCTCAGTCAAGAAGGCCTGCAAGCAATTGCCACAAGAGTATCCACCGGAGACGAGTGCAGCATAATCATAGAGGACGGCTATGCTGCGCAGGGTGAAGCAATAGCAACCCCGTTTCCGGCAAATAAACCAAAATGGGAGGCAGGCAGATTTTAATGGAAATAACAAGAGGCGTTATGCAAAAACCGCTGAGAGTAGTGGTCTACGGGCCGGAAGGTATAGGTAAAACTACTTTCGCGAGCTGTTTTCCAAGACCGATTTTCATCGATACTGAAAACAGTACGGAATTTCTCGACGTACCGCGATTTCCCAGACCTACAAGTTGGGTTATGCTCATGGAAGAGCTGCAGGAGGTTTGGAGGCGCGACGGAGAATTTGAGACCGTGGTAATAGACACGGCGGACTGGGCGGAAGCTCTGTGCAAGGCCCATATATGCTCCAAAGCAAACGTAAACGGCATTGAGGACTTCGGATATGGCAAGGGCTATGTTTACCTCGCCGAGGAGTGGGGCAAGCTCCTGAACGTCCTTACGGAGCTCAGAGACAAGAAAGGGTTGAACGTCGTTATCACGGCTCACGCAGCCTTGAGAAAGTTTGAACAACCTGATGAGATGGGCAGTTATGACAGGTGGGAGCTCAAGCTTGAGAAGAAGACTGCTCCGCTCGTAAAAGAGTGGGCGGATATGATGCTCTTCGCCAACTATCAGACCCTCGTTATAAAGGACGGAGACGGGAAGAATGCCAAAAGCAAAGCAAGGGGCGGCAAGAGAGTTATGTATACCTCTCATCACCCTTGCTGGGATGCAAAAAACAGACAGGGATTGCCGCCTGAGCTGCCCTTTGAGTATGCCGCTATTGCATCTTGCGTACCAGTACGCACTCAGACTCAGACGCGGGATCAACCGCCTGTAAACTACCCTGTAGATTACAGTGAGCAGGAAATGCTGGATAGCGCTGCGTCGGAGCCTGAGACCATAATATATCCGGTGCCCGATAGCAAGATCCCCGTAGCTCTAACCGATCTCATGGCGCATTGCAGCGTAACAGAAGAACAGATACAGAAAGTAGTGGCCGCCAGAGGCTACTATCCGGCGAATACGCCTATTTCTAATTACGACCCGAACTTTATCTCCGGCGTGCTTGTAGGCGCGTGGGATCAAGTATACAAAATGATAAAAGGAGAATAAAAAATGGATAATTACTATCAGCAGGGATATCAGCCGAACGATTATCAACAGGGTTCCGAGGAGCTTGGGTGGAACGACACCATAGAAAAAGACGGGCCGGAATACGTTATCGTACCGGCGGGAGATTACGAATTTACGGTCACGAATTTTGAGCGCGGCAGGCACACGGGAAGCGACAAGCTGCCGCCCTGCAACAAGGCAATTCTTTCCATCAGACTGGATACGCAGGATGGTTCGGAGTGCGTTATCAAGCACAACCTTTTCCTTTCTCGCAAGACGGAAGGCCTTCTTTGCGCTTTCTTCACAGCTATAGGGCAGCGTAAGCACGGAGAGCGGATCAGCATGGACTGGAACAGAGTAGTAGGTTCTAAGGGACGCTGCAAGGTAGGCGTTAGAAAATACACGAATAAAAACGGCGGCGAATCAGAATCCAACGAGATACAGCGCTTTTACGAGCCGGACGAAAAGACCCAGGCCCCTACTTACGGGCAGGGGTATGCGCCGCAGCAGACCACTATGCCTCAGATGCCTTCCGCTCAGCCTCAGGGTTACGTGCCGGGTAAATTCTAATGGAACTCAGACCTTACCAGACCGAGGCCCTTGACGCTATACAGAACGCATGGAATGAAGCCCGGAAAACGTTGCTTGTTCTGCCTACAGGATGCGGTAAAACCATAGTCTTTTGCAAGCTGACGGAAAACTGCGTAAGGAACGGTGAGCGGGTGCTAATACTCGCTCACCGCGGCGAGCTGCTTGACCAGGCTGCGGATAAACTGAAGACTGCCACAGGCCTTATGAGCGCAAGAGAGAAGGCAGAAGAAAGTGCAAGGGGCAGTTGGTATAGAGTGACAATCGGCTCCGTGCAGAGCCTACAGAGGCCTCAGAGACTTGAGAAGTTCCCGGCAGATTATTACAACACCATAATAGTTGACGAGGCGCATCATGTACTCTCAGACGGTTATCAGCGCGTCCTGGAACATTTTGACGGCGCTAAGGTACTGGGAGTCACCGCTACGCCTGACCGAGGCGATATGCGTAACCTGGGGCAGTTCTTTGAAAGCCTCGCATATGAATATACCCTTCCGAGAGCAATAAAAGAAGGGTATCTCTCACCTATCAAAGCGCAGACCATACCTCTCAGGCTCGACCTCACGGGCGTAGGAGTGCAGTCCGGCGACTTTAAGCCCGGAGACCTGGGGACAGCTCTGGATCCTTATCTCGTTCAGATAGCTGATGAGATGGCAAAAGTATGTATGGACAGAAAAACCGTAGTTTTTTTACCTCTGGTAAAGACATCCCAGAAGTTTCGAGACATTCTTAACGAGAAAGGATTTCGGGCTGCCGAGGTAAACGGAAACTCCGAAGACAGAGCGCAGATATTGCAGGACTTTGAAGCCGGGAAATACAATGTGCTTTGTAACTCAATGCTACTGACCGAAGGGTGGGACTGCCCGAGTGTGGACTGTATCGTGGTGTTGAGGCCCACGAAGGTACGCTCTCTCTACTGCCAGATGGTAGGCAGAGGAACGAGACTGAGCCCGGGGAAAGAATACCTTCTGCTGCTTGATTTTTTGTGGCACACGGAGCGCCATGAGCTTTGTCGGCCTGCCCACCTTATATGCGAAAGTCCGGAGGTTGCGAAAAAGCTGACGGAAAACCTCGAAGGCGCAGCGTGCCCAATGGATCTGGAGGAGGCCGAAGAAAAGGCTGCCTCGGATGTCGTCGCCCAGAGAGAGGAGGCGCTTGCCAAGCAACTCAGGGAGATGCGGACACGTAAACGGAAGCTTGTAGATCCTCTCCAATTTGAGATGAGCATACAGGCTGAAGATCTCGCCGGATATATCCCAACTTTTGGCTGGCAGATGGGGCCTCCATCGGACAAGCAAAAAAGCACCTTAGAAAAACTCGGTATCTTCCCGGATGAAATAGACAATGCGGGTAAGGCACAAATGATACTGGATAAACTGGACAAGCGCCGGAACGCAGGCCTTACCACGCCTAAACAAATACGTTTCCTTGAAGGAAAGGGATTTATGCACGTGGGTACCTGGAGCTTTGACAGCGCAAGAAAACTAATAGACAGAATAGCGGGCAACAATTGGAGAATACCAATTGGCATAGATCCGGCGTCCTATAGTCCGGAATAAGGAGAGATAATGGCAAAAAGTGAAGGTTATGATCTTGTAGAGCTCCTGGATTACATAGATCCGGGAACACTTAATTATCAAGATTGGGTAAGCGTAGGTATGGCGCTAAAAGAAAGCGGATATACCGCTGCAGACTGGGATGCGTGGTCCAGGAGAGACGGTGCAAGATACCACCCGGGCGAGTGTTGGCGCAAATGGGACAGCTTCCAGGGCTCAGCTTCGCCCGTAACTGGCGGCACCATCGTGCAGATGGCAAAGGAGAACGGCTGGCGGCCGGTTTATTCCTGGGACGGAAACGACGCAGAGCTGAGCTGGGACAGCATAATAGGCGGCAAAGAGGACGGGGTAATAGTAGATAAAACCTGGCTGGAGCGCCGGGAGGTCATGGAGCCAAATGACGAGGAATGGCGCCCGGCGCAGGACCTTATCCGCTACCTCGAAACACTGTTTGAGCCGGATGAAAACGTTGGATACGTGACCGAGAGCTGGGAGAAGGACGGAAAGTATCTCCCGAGCAAGGGGAACTGGGACAGAACGGCGGGACAGCTTATCCGTGAACTCAGCCAGTGCGGAGGCGACGTCGGCTCTGTGCTTGGTGACTTCCGCGAAGAGGCAGGGGCCTGGATACGGTTTAATCCACTGGACGGCAAGGGCGTAAAAAACGAGAACGTCACCGATTATCGTTATGCGCTGGTGGAGAGTGATACCATGGATCTCGATCAGCAAAACGCCCTTATACGCGAGCTTGAGCTCCCGGTCGCGTGCCTCGTTTACTCCGGCGGCAAGAGCGTACACGCCATAGTCCGGATAGAGGCCGCCACCTATGACGAATACCGGAAAAGAGTGGAATACTTATACGCCGTACTCAAAAAGAACGGGATGGCAGTCGACACTCAAAATAAGAACCCCAGCCGCCTGAGCCGTATGCCGGGAGTTACCCGAAAAGGACATAAGCAATTCCTTATGGACGTTAATATAGGGAAGGGGAGCTGGAGTGAGTGGAAAGATTGGATTGAGAGCCAATCTGACGATCTCCCTGAGATGGAGGAACTTGATAGCGTTTGGAATAACCTGCCGGATCTGGCCCCCGCTCTTATCGGCGGAGTGCTCCGGCAAGGACACAAGATGCTTATAGCGGGGCCAAGTAAAGCCGGAAAGAGCTTTGCCCTAATCGAGCTTACCATATCAATCGCCGAGGGGATGAACTGGCTCGGCTGGCCCTGTGCCAAGGGCAGAGTGCTGTACGTCAATCTCGAGCTTGATAGAGCGAGCTGCCTGCACCGCTTCAAGGACGTTTATACGGCGCTGGGTAAGAAACCTGATAATATTCGCAACATAGATATCTGGAATCTCAGAGGCAGAGCCACGCCTATGGACAAGCTCGCGCCAAAGCTTATAAGGCGAGCGGCCAAGAAGAATTACATAGCAATTATTATAGACCCAATCTACAAGATAATTACCGGAGACGAGAATAGCGCTGATCAAATGGCAGCATTCTGCAATCAGTTTGACCTATTATGTACTGAACTGGGTGCGGCGGTTATCTATTGCCACCACCATTCAAAAGGAAGTCAGGGGCAAAAGCGCAGCATGGATAGAGCCTCCGGATCCGGAGTATTTGCGCGAGATCCCGACGCTATGCTTGACCTCATTGAGTTAGACGTGCCGGACAGCGTGCGGAAGCTTGAAGCCGACAAAGCTGAGTGTGCAGTATTCGCTGATTTTATTTCCAGATACGTTCAGCATTGGACCGACTATGTATCTCAAGATGATAGAGAGAGCGCCAGTCGTATGAGAGAAGCGGCTCAGCGGCTTTTAGCCCCGGAGATATATACTAATGCCGCCGCTACCGTCAAAGCAGTACAAGAGGCCAGAAATAGCCGTACAGCGTGGAGAATTGAAGGGACACTCCGAGAGTTTCCAAAGTTCTCTCCTAAGAACCTGTGGTTTGACTATCCGGTACACGTGGCAGACAGCCTCGGGGCGCTCCAGGATGTCGCGGCTGAGGGTGAAACGCCAACTTGGCAGAAAAATTTTCCCAAGAGAAAGTCAAATGAAGAACGCAAAACAGAACGTAAGGACAGCATAGAGACTGCATACGACGCTTGCAAAATGGGCGGGGAAGTCACTGTCTCGACTCTCGCGGAATACCTCGGAGTGACCGAGAAAACCGTCCGAAAAAGGCTCAAAGAGCACGGCGATTACTGGATTGATGAGGGTACTGTAGGACGTAAACAGTAGGGAAAATATCGGTGTTTTTCCCTTCCTTCCGAAAAGGAAAAAGTCGGCAAAATCCCGATATTTTCCCTAAGAGGGAAAAAGTCGGCAAAATCCCGATATTTTCCCAGGGAAGGAAAATGTACATTACTACGTAATGTAAACGTGAACGTTTCCCTACGGTCAACGGGGGAAGGAAGGCGGGCTTAAGCGCTGCCCGCCGTCCTCCCTTCCCCTGACGTTGACAAAAGAAAAATTTTGGAGGCTTGAATGAAGACTGAATTTTTTATGGCTATGCTGCCGCCTACCGTTACACAGCAAGAACATCAGGTTGCAGTACTTAAAGGCAAGCCGCATTTCTACGAGCCTAAGGAGCTTGAGGATGCTAAGGCAAAGCTGGAAGCTTACCTCGCTAAATATGCTCCACAGAGGCCAATGAAGGGCCCTGTAAGGCTTGTTACAAAGTGGTGCTATCCAATCACCGGAAAACATAAAAACGGCGAATGGAAGACCACTAAGCCCGATACAGACAACATGATCAAGATGATGAAGGACGTAATGACAAAGTTAAAGTGGTGGAGCGACGACGCACAGGTCGCCAGCGAAGTAACAGAAAAATTCTGGGCGGAAATGCCGGGGATCTATATCCTAGCTGAGGAATTAAGCAATGGGGATTGAGGAAATAGAGGATATTGCCTTTCAAGGTGCCGAGCTACCGGAAGGCCTCGATGGTGCAGATACTCTCGCGTTTTTACTTTTCCGTTCGTTGTACGATTTGGCACGAAGAATTCAAATGCCGCCTGAACAGGGCAAACGCGAGAAGGGGCGCATACTTGCAACATACAGGAACTTCAAGTCACAGGAAGAGAGCTTTAAAAAACAGCAGAGACGGATGGCAGAATTTTGGCAAAACATTGAGAACGCTGGCAGCGAGTACGGAAGGAAGCCATCAATTGAGACGGCAGATAGGTTCTTCAAGGCGGTTTATAACGTTGAGAGAAAAGGTCACAATAATTCATCCGTGTGAGGAGGTAGAAGGTTGAAATATAAATTTGAGGCAGAGGTTACAGCTGCGCTCCGGGATTATCCGCAGCAGCTTGCGGCTTCGCCGCTTTTCCCCCTACGGGGAAGCGTCGAGCCGGTTTTTTTATTTGTCAAGCCATAATTTATGAAAACCTTATATTCGTTTGGATTTACCTAATGCTCACGTTTGATTTTTGCTTTACCTTTATGTAAACTGTACTCAAAAAGGAGGGGAGCTTATGTCAACCAAAGCCTATAACTGTATACTTACACCCGAAGAGCTTGAGACTAAGCTCAATGAATTTATCGCATATTGTGAGGATAAAAACACACCTCCGAGCGATTATATCCTGATAGACGTTATCGGGGTGAGTGAACATACGATAGAGCGTTATTTTGAGTATGCAGACGTTGTTATACCCGAAGACGTTACGGAAGAGGAAAAGGCGATTATCGTAAAAAAGAAGGAGCTTGGAGAGAGGATAAAAAAGCTCCTCCGATACAGAGAACACTATTACCAAAAGCTTATGATAGACAAGCCAAACGCTCAGAGTGGGGCGATCTTCGCGCTGAAACAGGTCAAGAATGGCGGCTGGAGCGACAAGACCGACAAGAAAGACGACGTTACAATCACGGTAAAAATCGGCAAAATCGACGCTTCCGAGGCGTTCGGATAAGCCTTTCTATTCATCAATATTCATCGGCAGATTGACGGTTTTCCGATTTTTCAGCAATGAATAATATCCAAAACCCGCGAAGCCTTGATTTTACTACATTCTTCCTTTTCAAAACCATAACAAAATAGATATTTTGTTGAATGTTTAGCCCGTTTTATTCAACAATTCCATTAGCCCTCGGATATTTTACCAAATTGTGAAATTTTGGAAATGTCACGCAGGGGCGGGGAAATTCTGAGGCTCGCGGGTATACGTTTGCCCCCGGGTAGGCGCCCTCAAACGTAAGGGGGTAGGGGGTAGGCGGAAAAACGGGGGCGCCTTCGCCGCCGCCCTATACGTAGGATAACACCCATCCATTTCACCGCATCTCAGCAACAGAGGGGTACCTACAAAAGAGGGGGTACGGGCGAGGAAACCGCCTCACAAAATTTTTTAGAAACTCTGGGGAGAAGTTGAGCCTATGGGGAGACCGAGGAAAAATCCGAATGTTCCGAAGACTACGGAGAAAGAGAGCCGTGCGGGGAACACGTATATAACCTGGGATCCGGGGAAGCCGAACCCGAAGCAAGAGGAGTTTTTCAAGAGCCGGAAGACCTATACGGCATACGGCGGAGCGAAGGGCGGCGGAAAGACCTGGGCGGTCAGAGTAAAGGCCGTAGGCGGGGCGCTGCTTAATCCCGGGATAAAGATACTCATAATGCGAAGGACTTACCCGGAGCTCGAGGAGAACCATATAAGACCGATAATCAAGCTTGCGCCTCAGCAGCTGTGCAGCTATAACGGCTCGACGAGGATAATGACGTTCACGAACGGCTCGACGATAAAGTTCGGACACTGGGCGGGAGAGCAGAGCGAGCAGGAGTATCAGGGTCTTGAGTTCGATTGGATATTCATAGACGAGGCTACGCAGTTCACGGAGAGAGCGTTTAACTATTTGGGCGGCTGCCTGAGAGGCGTCACTCAGTACGATAAGAGGATGTATCTGACCTGCAACCCCGGCGGAGTCGGGCACAGATGGGTCAAGAGACTTTTCATAGACAGGGACTATAAGACCGGTAGCGCGAACCCGGAAGAGAACGAGAACCCGGACGATTATTTGTTCATACCGGCGACGGTAGAGGATAACGAGGTACTTCTTAAGAGCTCGCCCGGATATCTCAAGATGCTCGCCAATATGCCGGAGAACTTGAGAGCGGCCTACCGCTACGGCGACTGGTCGAGCCTCGGCGGAAACTATTTTCCTGAGTTCAGGACCGATATACATACCTGCGAACCTTTCAAGGTGCCGGAGCACTGGCAGAAATACAGGAGCATAGACTACGGCCTCGACGCCCTCGCCTGCTACTGGTGGGCGGTGGACGAGGACGGCCGGAGCTGGTGCTACAGGGAGTGGAAGGAAAAGGGGCTCATAGTCCAGGACGCGGCAAAGGGAATGATAGAGCGGACACTTCCCGGAGAGAAGATATCAATAACCTTCGCGCCGCCCGATATGTGGTCAAGGCAGAAGGACACGGGGCGCACGATGGCGGAGCTCTTCGCGCAGAACGGAGTGCCGCTCGTCAAGGCCGATAACAACAGAGTCCAGGGCCATATGATGATCAAGGACGCGCTGGCGCTCAGAGCGGACGGCAAACCCTCGATAGTCTTCTTCCGCACCTGCAAGAACATCATCAACGATATTCGGGATATCCAGGCGGACGAGGACAACCCGGACGACTGCGCGAAGGATCCGCACGAGCTGACGCACACGGTGGATTCAGTCCGTTATTATTGCATATCCCGCATCGTTCCTGCGGAAAAGCAGCAGATAGAGATACCTCGGGAAGAAGAGGGCGACAAAGAGGACTACGAGGACTATATGACCGGCGGCGAGGTGAGCGCCGGATATCTCACATTTTGAGAGGTGACAACGAATGACCACAGTAGGCGAAGTATTTGACGCAGCTATGGCGCTGATGGACGAGCTTGACCGGACGGGCGAGCCGCGGACGAAGGACACGGAGGAGTATAAATATCGCACTCCTCAGATAATAGGCACGCTTATGGCCGAATTCAGGCTTATGAGCGGGGAGCGCGGCTACTTTACGCGGCCCGAGAGCCTTGACGACAACATACTCGGCATCGATGACGGGTACGCAATCGGCGTAATGCAGTACGGGCTGGCGGCGAAGCTGCTTCTTGACGAGAACCCCGCGAGCGCGAGCTTCTTCCACGAGAAGTACGAGGAGCTGAGGAGCATTTACTTTTCAAGGGCTCAGGCGGACGTCGGCGAGATCGAGAACGTCTACGGCGGGATAGAGTACGGGCAGTTCAGCCATTGGTAAGAGAGGAGCGGGAGAGATGGAGCTATTGATTATACTCGGAGTAATAATCGCGATCGAGGGCGCCGTTATTATGACGATCCTCGGAATAAAGGCGATCGGCGGCATAGAACGAAAGCCCGAAGAGCCGGCACAGAGCGAGGAGCCCGAGGACAGAAAAGGCGCTGAGCGGGAGGCAGCCATCGCCGCCGGGCTAAGCGCGATACAGGGGTACGATTACACGACGGCAAGAAGGGCGGTGAGCAGGTATGACGGAGCGGAAGACGACGAATAAGCTTAAGGAGCGGGAGGGCGACGGCCTTTTTCAGAGCCGCAAGGGTCCGACGCCGGAAGAGGTCGCTGTCCTCTACGACAAGAGCCGCAAATATAAGACCGCCCTCGACCTTTACGACTGCGTGAATACGAACGAGAACTTCTATATCGGCAAGCAGTGGGAGGGCGTCCAGGCGAACGGACTTCCTACGCCGGTATTCAACTTCCTGAAGAAGGACGTTATGTTCGTGGTGAGCTCGATCACCTCGGACAACCTCAAGATACAGGCGACGCCGCTGGCCGCTTCTCCGGGGACAAAAGACCTCGCCGAGCCCGCGAGAGTGCTTAACGAGGAATACGAGGCCATATTCGAGCGCAACGATATCGTATCACTCCTCCGCGAGTTCGCGAGAGACGCCGCCGTAAGAGGCGACGGCTGCATATACACCTACTGGGATCCCGACGCCGAGACCGGACAGGACGCGAAGGGCGGCATCGTGAGCGAGATCGTCGAGAATACCCGCGTCCACTTCGGCAATCCGAACGACCGCAGGGTACAGTCTCAGCCGTGGATCATCGTCGAGAGCCGCGAGATAGTCCGCAAGGTAAAGAAGCAGGCCCGGCAGAACGGCTCCGAGGACTGGGAGAGCATAAGCGCGGACGACGACAACACCTACCTCGGGCAGGAGCGCCGCACAGACGACAAGGTCACGAAGCTTTTTGTGATGTGGAAGGACGAGAACGGGGAAGTATGGGGCTACGAATGCACGCAGAAGGCGGAGATCCGCAAGCCCTGGAAGCTCGGGATAAGGCGTTATCCGATAGTGTGGCTCTCGTGGGACTACGTCGCCGACTGCTACCACGGACAGGCAATGCTTACGGGACTTATCCCGAATCAGATATTCGTAAATAAACTCTGGGCTATGGCTATGATCAGCCTTATGACGTCGGCATATCCCAGGGTTATATACGACAGGACGCGCGTACCGAAATGGTCTAATCAGGTCGGAGCGGCAATTGGCATCAACGGCGGCGACGTCAATTCCGTCGCCCGCAATATGGACCCGGCGACGATCAGCCCGCAGATATCTCAGTTTATCGCGGCGGCTATCGAGACGACAAACTCAAACCTCGGAGTTACCGCGGCGGCCACGGGCGAGGTGAGGCCGGACAACACCTCGGCTATAATCGCCCTCCAGCGGGCGGCGGCGACGCCGAGCGAGATCACGAAGCAGAACCTCTACAAATGCGTAAAGGACCTCGCGAGGATCTATCTCGAGTTTATCGCGGAGTTCTACGGCAAGCGCGTCGTGGATATGGAGACGCCGGAGAGTCTGACACAGCAGCTCAATTATGCCGTTCAGGCCGGGCTATTGCCGCCGGATACCGAGCTGCCGGAGGAGATACAGCTCGAGTTTGACTTTTCAGTTTTCAAAAAGCTGCCTATGCAGATGAAGCTTGACGTCGGCGCGAGCTCGTACTATTCGGAGATCGCCGCAATGCAGACGCTCGACAATCTCCTTATGCAGGGTAAGATCGACATCGTCCAGTACCTCGAGCGTATGCCTGACGGGTATATCCCGGACAGGCGAGGGCTTATTTCCGAGATCAAGAAGGCTATGGAGGTAGCGCAGGCGGCGCAGACGGGTGTACCGACAGCGCCGACAAACGGCGAGATCGCGGTGGACGGAGGAGAAAAAGAGCCCGTACAGCCGGGCTTTACCAATCTTCAGCGTAAAATCACAGAGGGGGAGGATGTGAGATGACGATAAAACAAGGCGACGCTTACAGCATTCCCGTGAGCGCGAAGCTCAACGGCGAGCCCCTCAATATGGCCGACGTCGTAAAGGTAGAGTTCACGTTCGGCGACGGCAAGGAAACGATCTACACCCGCAAGACCTTTCCCGAGGAGGTGACGCTCGTCGAGATCGACGGCGGCCTCTGGCTTATGGTGCCGCTGACTCAAGAAGAGACCTTCGCTTTCCCGGTCGGCGCCGTCGCCATGGATATGCGCGTCTACTTCGTAGGCGGTGCTGTCAAGGGCGCAAAGAAGATGCAGTACATAACCGTCCTCGACGCCCTCTCTGAGGAGGTGCTCTGATGTACGACGACGTGCTGGAGTTTGAACTCGGTACAATCGAGCCCGTAGTCTTCGACCTCGAAGAGGCGAAGCTCATACAGGGCCCGAAGGGCGACAAGGGCGATAAGGGAGACACCGGAGATAAGGGCGACAAGGGCGAAAAAGGAGATACCGGAGAGCCCGGCCCGAAGGGCGACACCGGCGCAACGGGTCCGAAAGGCGATACGGGTGACACCGGTCCGCAGGGCCCTCAAGGCATACAGGGCGAAAAAGGCGATACTGGGGCGACAGGTCCTCAGGGACCTCAAGGGGAAACCGGAGCGACAGGCGCAACCGGGCCGCAAGGCCCGAAGGGGGATACAGGAGACACCGGAGCTACCGGCCCACAAGGCCCGCAAGGCGAGCAGGGGATACAAGGCCTACAGGGTCCGCAAGGAGAAAAGGGTGAAAAGGGCGATAAGGGCGATAAGGGCGATAAGGGCGACCCCGGGGAGGGCTCCGGCGATATGCTCGCCTCTGTTTATGACCCCGCCGGAGGGGCCAAACAGGTAGTTTTTTCCGACGATTCGCGGCTATCCGACGCAAGGGCTCCGACCTCTCACACGCATACGCTCTCTGCGATATCCGACTTTCCCACCGACTTCGGCTCGCTTTTTCCGAATTTTGATGAGATAACTCCTGTTCAAACGATAGAGTATACAATTTCATCCACTAATCCGTATGAGATATGCCGCCGGGCAAATACCGGACTTTCTTCGGAGGCTGACTTCAACGAGACGGTGCTCTTCAGGATAACGGTCACGGGAACGGGGATAAGGCAGCAGACCGATTTTATTATGCGGGGCAGCCAGGCTCTGAGCTTTCCCTACTGCTACGCCGTTACGAACACGCTTTCCGGAGACGCCGCGTATTCCGGCATCAAATACCTATACTTCCGCACACCGAGAGTCCTCAATTCCGGCAGGGAGTGGACGGTAGACCTTACGGCGTATAACGCCGCGGAGCGCACGGTGAGGGTGGACGTATACAAGACAAGTCCCGAGTGGACGTGGAACACGGCACTGACCCCCTCGTCATACAACGTGAACTATCACACATACACGACAATGACACTCCAAAGCAGCCGCGGGATATGCGCCCTCGGAACACAGCCGATCACCGTTAGCTCGGCTTCGACCGCGGGATATGTCTCCAGCGCGCTACCGCTATTTACCGGCGGAACGCAGGTGATAGCCGGACAGGCTCTGCCTGCGGGCAGCCTAATAATCCAGAGCGGGGACAGGCTCTATCTTGCAAGCGACAAGACTAAAGCGATAATTCCTGAGGTCGGACTTATATACCTCTCGACGGCGACGGCAAAGTTAAGCGCGCCGGGATATAGCTATCTGAGACAGAAGGGCTCGTGGACTGACCTCGGCGGCGACGCGAATATGGGAAAGAACACGATAGCGAGGGGAAGCCCCGTTTATCTGCGCTGCACTCTCGACGCAAACGGGAATATTTTCTCCGACGCCTATCTCGACACGGCGATGAGCCCCGGATATACCTGGTGCTACGTCGGAGTTGGGCAGTCGGCGACGGCGATAAACGTCGACACGACGCATTCGCTCTTTCTCACTCTCGACGCAAACGGCAAGCTCACGCACGTTAACGGACGGGCTCTGTGCCTGCCGGCACACACGCACACGAAAAGCGAGATAACGGACTTCCCGGCGACCATGCCGCCGACGGCCCACGAGCACGCGGCTGCGGATATAACGAGCGGGACGATATCAAACGGCAGGCTCCCGACCGTGACGGTAGCTCACGGCGGCACGGGGCAGACCTCGACGACGAAGGCGCTTTACGCTCTTATGAACGGGCCGGGCGAGATAGCAGCAGCCGACACGGCTGACAACGACTATATCGGCGTCGTCGATACCTCGGCGTATAACGGGAAGAAGATGCTTATATCCGAGGCGAAAAAGCTCTTCGCACCACTTTCCGGCACTGCGACATGTCCGGCGGCGTCAAGCTGGACGCTTAACTCGACTACCGGACTATACTCTGTGATGGTCACGCTCACCGGAGTCCTCGCGACGCATAAGCTCCACCTTACGCCGACAATCGACACCTCAGACACGGCGACCGGCGAAGCTCAGCAGGAGGCGTGGGATACGCACTATTACGCCGAGAGCGTAGCCGGCGGCGTCAAGTTCTACGCAAAGACGGCGCCGACGGTGGCGGTCACGTTTACGTGGGAGGCGACAATCTGATGGGCGCGGTATTTGATCATAAGGCGTGGCATAACGGGATTGTTGCGGGAACTTATGGGGCACTATCGGTAGGAGCAACCACGCAACTGAACGTAAACGGAGTGGCAAAGGATTTTATCGTAGTCCATCAGGGAAACCCGGGCAGCTCTCTTTATGACAGCTCGTGTGACGGCACGTGGCTATTAATGGAGGATATTTATGAGATAGATTCCTGGAATGACGACTATAACATTTACGCTGCCAGTAACGTTAAATTCGATTGTGGCGCGTTTAAGAGCAAGCTCGACAGCGCAGTCCAGACCGCAATTAAGTCTGTAAAAATTCCGTACGTTGACGGTAACGGAAGCAGTGGAAGCGTAGCCTCAGGGGCGAATGGCCTAAGCGCTGAGGTGTTTCTCCTTTCCGGTTATGAGGTCGGCTTTACTACAAGCAATAATCAATCTTTTCCGGTTGACGGCGCGAAACTTGACTATTTTGAGAGCGGCTCTGGAGCGACCGTGCTCGCAAAGCGCATTGCAAAATTTAACGGAAGCAATTCCGCCTGGTGGCTACGCTCTCCATATAAAGGCAACTCGACGAATGCGTGGCAAGTACAAAGTTCCGGGCAATACGGAAGTCGCCGCGTCACTACAACAGGCGGAGTCCGGCCCTGCTTCATAATGCCGTCAAACCAAAATATTTTTAGCTGAGGAGGTATCAAATGAAACTGATTACAAACACCGGGGAATACCCCGCAAAGAGCCCGAGAGGGAAATTCGGAGAGTGGTTTTCACTCCGCCTCCTCGGGGAGGAAAGGCCGGAGCTGCCCCTTGAGGGCGAGCTTCGGGTAGAGTCGGACGCTGGGGAGCTCCTCTGTTTTATCGAGACTGAGGACTTCGCGAGACAGTTTATCCGCGGTGACCTGCTCACCTTCACAAACGAGCCGGAGCCGGAGCCCGCACCTGAACCCGAGCCGGTTGAGCCCGAACCCGGAGCGGAAGAGATCATCAATATTCTTCTGGGGGTGAGCGAATGAACAAAGCACAGAGGGCGGAGCAGTTGAGAAAGGCCCTTCAGCTCTTCGCCGCCTCGCTCGACGAGGACAGCGCCCTTGAGGTCGCGACGGTTTATCCGGAGTGGGCGGAAGGCAAGAGCTACGCCACGGGAGAGTATGTGACCTACGGCGAGAACAATCTCGGAGACCCTCAGCTTTACAAGGTGCTTCAGGCGCACACCTCACAGACTGACTGGACGCCGGATATAACGCCGTCACTTTTCTCGGCAATCGGGCTTGACGCCTCCGGCTATCCGGTGTGGAGCCGCCCGACGGGAGCGGCGGACGCATATAACAAGGGCGATATCGTCGACTATGACGGCACGCTCTACCGCAGTACGATAGACGGAAACGTATGGAGCCCGAGCGAATATCCCACCGGGTGGGAAGCTTATACAGAGGAGGAGTGAGAAAAAAATGGAGAACACAACAATAAAAGCCTTTGCCGCTGCGCTTATCGCGGCGGGCACGGCGATATGGGGCTGGATGGGCTGGCTTGTCATAGCCTGGATCGCTTGTATGCTGCTCGACTATTTCACGGGCTCGCTTGCCGCGGCCAAAAATGGCGAATGGTCGAGCTCGAGAGCGCGCGAAGGACTATGGCATAAGGGCGGAATGCTTCTTGTGGTATGTGTGGCAGTTGGCGCAGACGTGTTAATTGGATTATTGCTTAACAACACGGCTATACGCCTGCCGTTCACATATACCGCGCTTTTGACTCCGATAGTCATAGCGTGGTACACAGTCACAGAGCTCGGAAGCGTTATAGAGAACGCGGCCAAGATGGGCGCGCCTATCCCCAAGTGGCTGAAAAAAATACTGAAGATCACAGCCGACACCATAGACAAGACCGGCGACAAGCTCGCCGGAGAAAAGGAGACGGACGATGCCGACGAAAGCTGAGGCAGTCCTCGCCGTCGCCGCAAAAGAGATAGGCGTCTGCGAGAGACCGAAGAACTCAAATAACGTGAAGTACAACACCTGGTACTACAAGCAGGAAATCTGGGACGGCAAAAACGGTGGGAAATACCCCTGGTGTATGGCCTTCGTTCAATGGTGCTTCAGCGAGGCGGGCTTTCCTTTGCCGTATAAAACGGCGAGCTGCTCGGCGCTTCTTAACTGGTATAAGAAAAACGCGCCTGAGCTCGTACATACCGAGCCCGCACCGGGAGATATCGTTATCTACAAGGGACACACGGGCATATTCGAGAAGTACGGCCCCGATCCGAATTATATGTACGTTATCGAGGGGAATACCGCCGTCGGCAACGACGACAACGGCGGCTGCGTAATGCAGCGTTACCGAAAGGTAAGCTCCGCGCTGGCGTTCATAACACCGTTTAAGGAAGAGGAGGACGAAGACGTGATAGACGCAGACGAGCTCATACAGACGATGACCGATAAGCAGGCATACGCGATCCTCGTTAAGGCTCAGTCCTACGCGGCGACGCTCGAGGCGCCCGGCTGGGCGAAAGAGGAGATGCAGGAAGCGGTAAACCTCGGAATAACCGACGGTCGCAATCCGATGGTGCTGATCCCGCGCTATCAGGCGGCGATTATGGCAAAGCGCGCCGCATACGGAACGATCGAAGAAGATTAACGACACCTCAAACCTAACAGGAGGAATAACAAATGGAAGAGAATATCACCACCACAGAGGCAACCGAAAGCACAGACGCGATATTTGACGAGGGGTGGGGCAGCGATACCACCCCCGAGGAAAACGCATCTGACGGCGATTTAGAGGGCGCTGAGGCCGAGGACGCAGCGGAGAGCGGCGGGGGAGACCAGCCCGCAGGCGACGCCGCGAAGGAAGCGGAGCCGGAGAAGGCGGAGACCGCCGCCGCGGAGACGGAGACTAAAGCGGGAGACCAGCGCTTTAAGCTGACGTATCACGGTGAGGAGCGGGACGTTGACTCCGAGGAAATCGTAAAGCTCGCGCAAAAGGGGCTCGACTATGACAAGCAGCGCGCAGACCACGACACATTTGCCGCGGCCGTTGATGCGCTCGGCGGCATCGATACGCTCACCGATTATAAGGCGTTCCTTGAGGAGCTCGCGGCAAACTCAAACGTGACGGTGCAGGAGGTCATCGACTCCGCCCGGGCCGCGAACCTGTCGAAGAAGGACGGGATAAGCATACAGGCCGCCCGCCAGCAGATCGAGCTTAATAAGCGCGAGAAAGCGCTGTCCGTCAAGGAGCTCGCGGCTCAGAAGGAAGCGAGCGAGAAGGCGGACAGGCAAGCCAAGATAGACGCGGAGTTTTCCGCTTTCGCGAAGGAGTACCCGGATATCGAGGGTAAGGATATCCCCCGCGAGGTTTGGGACGAATTCGGAAAGACCGGGAAGCTAACCGACGCCTATCGCAAGCACGAGCTGAGCGCTCTCAAGCGCGAGATCGCAGAACTCAGAAAGAAGGCCGAGACCGCTGAAAAGAACAGCGAGAACCGGCAGAAGGCCGCTCCGAGCGCCGTTACCGCGGGGCAGAAGAGCGGGAACCTCGACCCGTTCGATGAAGCGTGGGACGAGGAGTGATATAACAAAAATCGCAAAAACATAATAAATCATTCTTATGAAACTGAAAGGAGATAATAAAAATGGCAATCAACCTTGCAAAGAAAGCCTCAGATAAGGTCGTAGAGCGTTTCAAGCTCGCGTCCTGCACCGAGGGACTGTTCACCTCAAAATATAACTGGACCGGCGTCGCGACCGTCCAGGTCTACAGCGTGGATACGCTGCCGCTCCAGTCCTACAACGCCGCCTTGACGTCAGGTTCGCGCTTCGGCAACCTCACGGAGCTTGGCGACACCGTTCAGGAGATGACGGTATCCGACGACAAGAGCTTCAACGGAGCTATCGACAAGAAGAACAACACCTCTCAGCTGATGATCAAGTCCGCATCCTCTGTCCTCAAGAGGCAGACCGACGAGGTCATTATCCCTTATACCGACAAGTACCGCCTTACCGCGCTTGCAAACGGCGCCGGTCTTGTCGACCTCGTGACGACTGCGCCCACCAAGAGCACAATCCTTGAGGTGCTGATGACCGCGGGCGCCAAGATGTCGAACGCGAACGTGCCGAAGTCTAATCGCGTTATATACATCGGCGAGACCGAGGCCATCAAGCTCAAGCTCGCGGATCAGGTCGTCGGCATCGACAAGCTCGGGGAGAAAGCAATCGTCAACGGCGTCTGCGGCTCCATCGACGGGGCTCAGGTACGCATTGTGCCCGACAGCTATATGCCCACAGGCGTGGAGTTTATGATCATCCGCAAGGGCGTCGCCTGCGCGCCTCAGAAGATCGAGACCTACCGCATTCTCGAGCAGCACCCCGACATAGACGGTGCAGTCGTCCAGGGCCGCTTCCTACACGACTGCTTCGTGCTCGACACCCAGGCGGACGGCGTTCTCTTCGGCGGCGTCGCTACCGCGGCAAACGGCGGCGGCTTCGGCTATGAGAGGGTCATCAACCCGGCCGGAAACCCCTACACCTCCGGCTGGTTCACCCGCAGCGGCGCGACTATGACCGCCGTACCCTCCACCGAGACCACGGTCAACACCGCACACACCTACTACAAGAAGCTCACCTGATAGAACTAAAACTTTATAACACGGGGAGAGGACTTTCCTCTCCCTTTTTTCAAAGAGGGGGGCAGTAATGGCAAAAATACAGACAAACGTGAGCGAGAGCGTCTTTTCCGTGAAGCGCTGGCGCGGCGTAAACGAGGCAGAGGAGGGCGAGGCCGCACTCAAGAACGGGGAGGGCGCGGTCTGCCGCAACTTTCGCGTCACCTCGGGCGGCGCTCTCAAGAAGCGAAACGGGTCGAAGAACGTCGCCGGGCTTATGAGCGCGTATAACGCGGTAACGGATTCGACAGAGGAGCGCCTTATATCAGAAAAGCGAGGCTCGGGCGGGTATACCGCTTACCCGCAGTTAAACGTTGACAGCGTCGGAATGATACACGGAGCGGGAGCGGGCGCCGAGGCCTACGCCGAGAACGCGGGGAGCTATGCCGGATATTACGTTCAGGACGGCGGCGACACCTTCGAGCTTTTACGCGCCGACGTGACGGCGGCGACGGGCGGCTCTGAGGCGGTCACCGGCGGGCGGCTGACGCCGGCGAGCTCATACGTTGCGTTCGCAGCCGGAACGGACACGAACAAGAGCGGGAGCGTTGCCAAGACCGGAACGACAAGCGTCGACGTCTATCCCACGCTGAGGCTCTTCGCCGCAGGAGATCACCGGCCCTACGGAACTAAGGCCGTGACGCCGCACTCGACGAAGACGAGCTACGGCTTCGACACCGAGAACGTCGGCGGCTGGGTCAAGCACGAAGGCGAGATATACAAATACTACGGTGCGAAGACGGAAGACTACGAAACCGTCCGACTCTTCAAAAAATACAGAGCGACGCGGCACATCGAGGACGCGGTGCGGTATTACACGGAGAGTGGCTGGGTAAGCTCAGGCTCCGGCGGTATGAGCGGGCAGACATCTGCCGCAGGCTATACAAGCTACAGCTTTGATTCGGCTACAGGGGCGTTTTCAACCGCAGGATCGTTCATGTCCATCGACGCCGGAGAGAGCGGGACGATCTACTACGTGAGCGGCGGCGAGCTTTTTCGACGCGCATATACCGCCTCCGGAGCGAGCTATTCGAGCTATATCCAGTACACAAAGACGGCGAACGGACCGTATACGAGATACATTTACGGCTACACGATAGGCGAGGAACTGACGGGAGGCTGGGGGAGAGTATCAAATCCCGGCTATGATGACGGATATACCTACGTCGAGGAAAAGACGGTCTCGGGAACGGCGTACAAGATATGCCGCGACGGCGATACCTTCTACGCCTACGCTTACGACACGACGGACACGAGCTCACGCTACGAGCGGGAGTTTTCCTTTTACGGCTATCCGATCTCCGCCTATTTCTACGATACCGCGAAATGGTACGGCTATCCCGTCGCCGCCGAGCCGAACGCGAGCGCGGATACAGAGGCGCGGGCGCTCTGGTCGGGCTTCGTCGCCGGGAGCGAGGTCATCGTCGCCGCCTGCAACGGCCACCTGTGGGAGCTGGCGCTCACGGAAGGCGAGTGGTCGAAGGCGTCCTGCGGTACGATAGACACGACGGGCAGGGTCGAGATATTCGGCTTCGACGGCTGCGCCTACATACTCACCGATACGGAGTACAAGGTCTGGAACGGCACGACGCTGAGGGACGTTGAGGGATATATCCCCCTTGTCTCGGTCGCAAATCCTCCTGCGGGGGGCGGCACGCTTCTCGAACAGGTGAACAAGCTCACGGCAAAGCGCCGGGCGTGGTATTCGCCGGACGGGACGGCGGCGACGTTCCAGCTCCCGGAGACGAACGTTGCTTCTATAGATTCCGTAAAGAGCACGGTCACGGGCGAGTCGCTTATGCCGCACGTTCGTACGGTCGACGAGGCGACGGGGACGGTCACCTTCTATTCAGGCGACCATATTCCCGCCGCCGGCACGGACACGCTTGAGATAACGTGGACGAGCGCGACAAGCTATCGCTCTCAGGTCATCGGAATGAAATGCGCCGAGCTATATAACGGGGCGCAGGACACGAGAGTTTTCCTCTACGGCGACGGGTCTAACAAGGCGATATACTCCGGCCTCGATTACGACGGGAACGGCAGAGCGGATTACTTCCCCGATCTCAACGAGGCGGCGGTCGGCGACGAGAACACGCCCGTAACCGCCCTCATAAGGCACTACGACAGGCTTTTGTGCTTCAAGGCGGATTCAGCCTGGAGTATAAGCTACAGCACCATAACCCTCGCGGACGGGTCGACGACTGCGGGCTTTTACGTTGTGCCGGTGAACAGGGATATAGGCTCCTGCGCCCTCGGCGAAGCGAGGCTCGTTGAGAACAGGCCGCGGACGCTTGACGGGAGAAGCGTTATAGAGTGGAGAACGGCGAGCGGGGGATATCTCACCGCCGATCAGAGGAACGCCGAGCGCATAAGCCAGAGGGTAGAGCAGTCAATAAGGAGCTTCGATCTCACAACGGCGCGGACCTTCTACGACAAGATAAACCACGAATACTACGTTATCGGCGCAAACGGCGACGCGCTCGTAAACAGCGTGGACGCGGACGCCTGGTATATCTACACGGGCTTTGACGCTCGCTGTATGATCGTCTACCAGGACGAGGTCTATTACGGCGACGGTGACGGGAATCTGCGGCACTTCTCGGCGGATTACTTTTCAGATAACGGGGAGGCTATCGACTGCCTTTGGGAGTCGGGCGCTATGGACTTCTCTCAGGACTTCCGGCGCAAGTATTCCGCTATGATATGGGTCGGCATAAAGCCGGAGGAGCATGGATTCCTTGAGGCGAGCGCCGAGACGGACAGGAAGACGGACTTTGCCGATTACGAGGTGGAGCGCGACGACGCGGGAGCCGTGCCGGAGATGACGAGGCTCAAGATAAAGGCGAAGAAATTCACGTACTACAAGCTCGTGTTCAAAAACGAGACCGCCGACACGACGGCGACGGTCGTATCGGCGGATATACGGGTGAGAAGTACGGGGTACGTTAGATAAGGGGAGGTAATTAAATGCCTATAACAAATTACAACAGCGTTCCGCATTACGTTGACGAGGGCGCTAATGTGCACATCAAGAAGCCTACGCAGCCGGGCGCGGGGACGCAGCCGGTAACGACGCCGGCTGCTCCGCAAAGCGCGACCGGCTACGGCTACGGGCAGAGCAAGGCGGCGGTTCCGGACGCAGGCTCAAACGTCGACACGCTCAGGGCGGCGTATGAAGCCTCAAAGACGCAGGCGGCGGCAAGTCCGGTCACTTCTCCGGCGGCAGCAGCTCCGGCTGCGACGGTTCCCGCTGCGGAAACGCTTGAGGCCGCTCCGGCAGCGGCTGAGGGGCTTTCGCCCTATGAGGCGCGGGAGCTTGCGAGCTACAGGGCGCAGGAGGACGCGGTAAACCGCCTGTACGAGGCGAGGCAGAGGGCGCAGATACAGGCGCTTCGCGACGCCTACGATCAGAATATGCTGACCTATCAGGCGGCGAGAGAGGATATCGCCCCCGTGTTCGAGGCTCAGAAAAACGCCACGGCGGCGGAGTCGGAGAGGCAGAGAGCCGCCTTCAACGAGTACGCGGCCGCGAGGGGGCTCAACTCCGGCGCCGGCGGGCAGGCTGAGCTTGCGAGAGGTAACGTCCTCGCCGGAAACCTTAACGCCCTCAATACCGAGCAGGCGAGGCAGGAGACGGAGATCGACAGGGCGATAGCCGCGCTGAAGGCTCAGTATCAGAATCAGATAGCTCAGGCGAAAGCAGATAACGACTATCAGAGGCTCGCGGAGCTTCTCACCGAATACCGCACTCAGGAGCAGAGCCTCGTCAACACGAGCGCGAATCAGGCCGATGAGGATTACAAGGCCTGGGCGGCGCAGTACAACGCCTACCGTGACAGCGTGGGCGATAAGCAGTACGCCGAGCAGTTTAACTACCAGAAGGAGCGCGACGCCGTATCGGATAACCAGTGGGAGCGTCAATTCGCTCTCTCGAAGGCGCGGAGCTCCGGCAGCGGCGGAGGCGGAGGAGGCTACAGCTCGAAGCCAACTCTTACGGCAGCGCAAGCCAAGGCGGCCTATGACAGCGGATATCGCACGGATCAGGTGCTTGCCGCTATGGACTATTACTACGGCGGGACGCTCGAGGACTCGGACGGCGAAGCAGGAACACAGACCGGGCAGGCCGCAGCGCAGAACGAAGCGGAGTACAGGGGGGCCCTCGGTGGATCCGGAATTTATAACGAGGCGTACTGGCGCGGAGTGAAAAACGGAGCCGGAAACGGAAACACCGGAGGGGCAAGATATGCTAAGGATTTTGACAGTTACGACGATTACAGAGCGTTGTATAACGACGATGTCGCCAGAATATACAGCGCCGACGGTCCGCAAGTGCTCTCACGCAACCAGTGGCAGAGACTGAAGAACACGAGACAGCCCGGCGACGGCTGGGAGACCAATTATAATTCCTATGAGGAGTACGTGAGAGCGTTTAACGAGGGATATCTCAAAGCATACGGAGGCTAATGTGAAATGGGAATGACAACAGCCGAATTTAACTCCTTTATGACGAAGGAAACCGAAGAAAAAAAGAGAAGAGAGAGCGGTAACGCCGCCCTCTCTCCTTCCGCTTCTCAGCCTGATCCGCAGGCAAGCACACCCGCGCCCTCGACGGGGCGAGTCAGCAAAGCGGAATTCAATTCGTATATGACGCAGAAGGCCAAGGCGGACAACTTCAACACCTACGGCGCGGATTACGACAGGTGGATAAACGACGTGAACGCCTTCGGAAAGAACGCCTCAAATCAGACGCAGAGCTGGAAGGACGCGGACACAGCCTCCGCCCTCGTGGCGCAGAACAAAGAAAGCGCTGCCGCCCTAAAGACGAGGGGGCAGGGAATATATAACTTCTTCACGAACTACGCCGACGATATCGACGCCGCAAACGGGGCGGGAACGGCGAAGCGCGTCCTCGACAGCATTTCGAGCGCACAAAAGGGGCTTGACGATACGCAGAGCTACGTCGACTACGTCACTCAGAGCTGGGCGGCTGCGCCGGACGCGCAGACCTACGGAAAGTATCAGGAGTGGACAAAGAACCCGAGAAGCTCCGCCGACGTTGCAAAAGATATCGAGAGCGCAAACACGCGCATAGCAGAGCTCAAGATCAAGTCCTCGGGGTACAACAAGGGAATAGAAGCACCCGAGACGTCAGCTCCCGGCTGGGCGGCTGAGGCTTCCCCGCGCGCTAAACTGGACGCGCAGAGAAACGCGACACGAGAAGCGGCTATAAGCGCGCACGACGACCTCGGCGCCGAGGAGCAGCGCCTCGCCGATCTCAGACAGGAGCTCAAATTTCGCCAGGATAACGAGACCTACGAGAAGCAACAGAAATGGAAGGCGGGCCGCCGCGGGGTTCAGGCTATAACAGTAAACCTCGATACGGTAAACGGGAATATCTCAGACCTTGAGCGTGAAGAGGGAAGGCTTGCCGGAGTGCTAAACGACCTCGAGGGGCAGAAGTACGATCCCGCATTTGACCAGGCGTATTACGACCGGGTGAAGGCTCAGCACGACGGGATTACAAAGCAGCTCGACGAGCTGAGAGGCGTACAGAAGGATCTCTCCGACGAGCTCAGCTACAACAAGTATCTTGACCGCGAGGACGAGCGGGCAAAGTGGGCGGAGTACGCGAACAGCGCCGACTTCGCGGAAAAGAGCCAGTACACGCCCACGGGTTTCGGGAAAGAGGATATCAACTACGCCCCGAAGCTTGACTATTTTTCCGCCCTTATTCTCTCGGGCTTCAATCCCGCGGCGGCTGACCTTTTGTACAACGGCAGCCAGCTTCTCAACCCGGACGACGCGGACAGGGACAGAGAGGTCACCTACGGACTCGTAAACAGAGACGCAGCAGCTTTTACGCAGAACTTCGCGAACAAAGCGCCGAACGAGGTCTTGCTCGGTCAGCTCCCCACGGACGGCATCGAGTATTACCAGATGTCACAGGACGAGCGGGCGACGTATAATTACCTCTACGCCACGGATAAGACGAAGGCTGACGAGTATATGGAATGGCTCTACCCTCAGCTCACGGAGAGGCAGAGAGACGCGGAGACGAAGGCGGTACACGACTGGACGCAGGAGAACGCCTTTAATGCCGTTCTCGGGAACGTCGCCTCGGTGCTTACCTCGCCACTCAAGGCTCTCACTTACGGCTCACAGGCCGCGGATCTTATCAAGACCGGGAAGATAGACGAGAACGCGGGGTATAACCGATATTCGTACCTCAATAACGCCGTTCGGGAAGCTACAAGCGAAAACTGGGGCGAAGTCGGTACGTTTGCATACCAAACAGGTATGAGTATGGCTGACTTTCTTTGGAACGCCTTTATCACAGGCGGGCTCTCCGGAGGCGGAGCCGTAGCCGAAAACCTTTCCCTTGCCATAATGGGCGCGAGCGCGGCGGCTGATACCGTTATCGAGCAAAAGGATAGAGGTATGGACGACGCGCGGGCTTTTACCCTCGGCACCGTTGCCGGACTTGCGGAAATCGTGACGGAAAAGGTCTCCCTTGAAGCTCTTCTAAAGCCCGATTTGTCAAAGGGAGCGTTCAGCTATCTCATCAAGAACGTCCTCGCCGAAGGCTCGGAGGAGGGCGCGAGCGACCTCATCAATTACTTCGCCGACGACCTCTACGACCTCATATCCGGACAGGAGGCAAGCAAGTGGCACGAGGCTATAAATAACTACCGGGCGCAAGGCTACACCGAGAGCGAAGCCTTCGGACGTGCTCTCGCTGACAGAGCGGGAGAGGTCGGCCTCGATATGCTCGGCGGCGCACTCTCCGGCGGAGTGATGGCCGGCGGGTCGATTGCGTTAAATGCGTATCAGAACTCGGAAGGCTTCAAGGATAAGCAGAGCGGAAAAGACCTTGCTGATATGAAGCTTACCCCGGACAAGTACGCGGCTATGGTCGAAAACGGCCTTAATGCGCCCGAAGGTTCGGAAGTACGTAGAACTGCCGAGGCAATACAAGAAAAGCTTGACGCAGGGAAGAGAATCAGCCAGGCGGAATATGGAAAGCTTTGGAGACTCACTAATGAGGCAATAGACGAAGCAATCCACGGCGACAACTCGCAGAGAAGCGCTGAGAGCGCGCCTAACGCCAGCGAGGGTAATTACACCCCCGTGAGCGCAAATGCGGCTCTCACGAAAGCGGACGAGGTCTCAACGGGTAATGCGGCGCTTGATGAGACGTTAAGAGCAATTTCGGAGGCCGGAACGGTCACAAACGCTCAGGCGAGAACGATAATAGCCGATAGGACTATGCTTGACGCGCTCTCCGAAATAACAGGAATAGACCTCTCAAGCGTAGGGCAGCCAACAAGCTCTATGACGGCAAGCGAACAGAGAATGGCGGTCAAAGGTGCTGCAATACAGGCGGCGGAGACGCTGAACGAGCAGAATAACGCGGCTCTTCAAACTGAGACAGTAGATAACGCCGCTATTGCCAATCCAGCACAGTCTGTAGTAGCCCCCGCCGTATCCCCCGAGAGCAGCGTCGGCGCGGCGACAAGAGGCTTTGTGGATAACCCGAACCCCGGGGAGATAGTGCCGAGCCAAAATAAGTCTGTTACGACAAATTCTTTCCTCACCGAGGATGAGAAGCTCGAATATAATCCGGCTCACGAGCGGATAAGCACGGCGGAGCAGAACAGACGAGCTGATAATATGTTCGCGGCCTATGACGACGCCGGGACTATTCGCAACTGGGACGAGGTCGCAGCCGACCTGATGAGCAAAGACGCCTGGACAGCCGTTGAGCAGAAAGCCGCTCAAAAGATTTTTGAGCAGTACCGCAAAGAGGCGAGAGCGACGGGAGACTACGAGAAGCTCAACGTCTTTGCGAAGGCTATGGCAGACATAGGCCGCAGCGAGGCGGGCCGCAGCCTTCAGGCACGGCAGGAGTTTTCCCACACAGGCGACGGTCTCGTACAGCAGAGCATTGAAATACTGGATAACCCGAAAATCGACGAGGATATCAGAAGCGCGGAAACGAAGCGTATTCTTGACGCCTCTGAGGAATTCGACAATGCCGAGGTGTTCAACGATAAGGGTGAGGTTGACAAGGCGGCGACAATGAAAAACCTTGCTGATCTTGTGCTGAAGGTCGCGGAAGCACGTAACAACATCAAAGATAGAAACGACGTTCGGAAGACCATCACCTGGGCTCTTGACACCGTGATGAAAACGGGCGACGTGGACTTTATGCGTGACCTTGCGTGGGGCAGCCTTGTGGCAAGCATTCAGGACAATATCCCGATCCCCGCGTCCGAAGCGATAAAATCGTTGAGACGTGACTTTATGCTCTCGAAGATCTCCACGGCTATGAGGAATATCGTTTCCAATACGGCGTTTGACCTCATAGACGGCATATCCCGGAATATCTCGGTACCGCTCGATATCCTCGTTTCTAAATACACGGGCACGCGCTCGGTCGCCAAAGCCGACATTATTTCGAAGGCTAAGGCAAAAGCGCAGGTCGACGCCTTCGCTAAGAGTTTCCTTGAGGTTGCATTCAACGTGAGCGCAGAGGGCGCGGCGAGCGGCTACGGCGCGGCAGGTAACAGAACGTTCCGAATGAGCGGAGGGCCCGTTGAGCAGGTACTCTCGCGTATGGAGCAGTATCTCAACCTCGCTATGTATTCGACCGACCAATTTCAAAAGGGCGGTATCCGCGAGAGCGTACAGAGCGGAATAGACGAGCTCTATGAAAAGGGGCTCATCAAAGACGAAAGCCTCCGGGACGCCGGAGACGTCGAGGCTCTTTACAGGACGTTCCAGAAGGATGGGGCTCTTGCAACAGCGCTCAAAGGAATCCGCGACACGTTGAACAACTTGAGCTCTACCATCATCCCCGGCTCGTTCCAGCTCGGCGATATCGTCATGCCCTTCGTGCAGGTGCCCGCTAACCTCGTAAGCGCTGCCGTGGACTATACGCCGCTCGGTATTCTCAAAGAAGCTGCAAGGCTCGTTGTGCAGTCGCGAAAAGGCACCCTCACCGCCGCACATCAGGCGCGTATGGTGCAGGCGATAGGGCGCAGCCTCAACGGCTCGGCGGTTATCGCCCTCGCCGCCATTGCTAAGGCTATAGGCGCTCTGACGGTATCGGACGACGGCAGAGACCGCGACAAGGACAAGACCGCCCTCGATACTCAGGCGGGGCTCTCCGGCACTCAGCTCAATCTCAGCGCGCTGATCCGCGCCTTCTCCGGAGAGGACGTAACGAGGCAGGAAGGCGATCTGCTCGTAAATATCGGCTTTATGGATCCGCTGAACGCGCTCTTGACTATCGGCTCTCTGTTCCACGACGAAGTTACGGACGAGGACGGGTATAAGCTCGGAGACCTTGCGGGAAAGAGCGTTGCCGGTACGCTCCAGTCGGTGAAAGATATGCCGATGATGGGCGCGATTGACGAGCTGTACAGCGCGATAAATAACTCGGCGGAAAAGGACTGGGGAGCTCGCGCAGTAGACGCAGGCCTAAGATATGCGGCAAATCAAGTCTCAAGCTTTATCCCGAACGCTCTCAAGGGTATAGCGCAGGGTACAGACCCGTATCAGCGCGATCTATACTCAAAGGACGATGTTTTCGGGAGAGCCGTTGACTCGGTGCTTGCCTCTATCCCCGGACTTCGCGAGACGCTGCCGGTCAAGCAGGACAGCTTCGGCGAGGATATGGATACGGGTAACTGGTGGCTGAACTTCCTCAATAATAACGTTCTGCCCGGCCGCGTAAACCAGTACAGCCCGAGGCAGGAGGGAATAAAGACCGTTCTCGACGCTGTGAGCGACGCAACGGGCGAGGTAGGCCTCTATCCCGACCGCTACGCGCCGAAGACTATAGACGGGCACAAGCTGAGCTATGAGGAAAAGCGAGCGTATAAGAAAGCCTACGGCGACGCCTTTAAGGAGGCAATGAGCGAGACGGGGGATGTGAGCGACCTCACAATCGAAGAGGTCACGGATATTCTTACGAACATCAACAACTACGCTCGCGGTACGGCTAAAGAGGCGGTATCAGATGGTTACACTTATAAACCAAGTGATAATAGCTACGTCAGAGGCTCAGAGGCGCTTGACAGCGTAGGTATTCCAATCGCGGATTATTACACCTATTACAAGGAGATCAGTAATATCAAAAAGAAATACGACACCACCGACGAGCGCAAAAAGAGAGTTATCGAATACATCAACGAGCACAAGAAGCTGACGACCGAACAGAAAAATTACCTCTGGCACGAGACAGCGGGCTATGACAGCAAAAGCCCATGGGAGAGCTGAAATTTACTGTGTAGTTTCTGTGTCGAAAAGCCTCCGAAAACGGCTTAATTCTTCCGAGATTTTCCGAGGCAAAAAACAAGAAAAACCCGCGTAATTACTGGGAAATCCAGCATTTACGCGGGTTTAGCTGTTGGCGCGGAAGGAGGGATTTGAACCCTCGCGCGGCTTTAGACCGCCTACTCCCTTAGCAGGGGAGCCCCTTCGGCCTCTTGGGTACTTCCGCATACGTTATTATGTTTTCACTCTCTCCCCCAAAAAAGCCGAGCTTCTTCGGCGCTTTTGGCGGAGAGAGTGGGATTCGAACCCACGGACGGTTGCCCGCCGACGGTTTTCAAGACCGCTCCGTTATGACCACTTCGGTATCTCTCCAAATAATGCTCAATTATATTATCACAGCGGAGCCCGTTTGTCAAGGCGGAGCACCTAAAAATTACTGATTGCGCTCCACGGCTCTGCGCCTGATGATTACGGAAACGAGGGCGGCGGCGATGAGCAGGAGGCTTATCCATTGAGACGTGTAGAGGAACAGGAAACGGCCGCGGTACTCGTCCCAGCGCAGAAACTCAAGCGCAAAGCGGACGACGCCGTAAGTGATAAAGTAGGCTTCAACGGTATATTTCGTCCCGCGCTTGCGCTGGAAAAGGTATATGCCGCCTGATATGAGAAACAGAAGCGCCGCCTCAACGAGCTGAACGGGGAAGAGGGAGATCCCGGCGGGAGCGGACGAGCCCTCGGGGAAGGTAACGGAGAGAGGGCCGGAGTACGGCACGCCGAAGCAGCAGCCGGCGAGGAAGCAGCCTATGCGGCCGAAGCCGTGGGTAAAGGGGACGAGGAACACGACCTCGCGGAAGTATCTTCCCGTGTCAATCTTATTCAGCTTTCCCGCAATGAGGACGGCGACGGCGGCGAGGATAATGCCCCCGTAGAAGACGAAGCCGGCGCTCAGAACGTAGGATAAATACGCGGGCTCGGAGAGACGCGACCAGTCGATTTCATTGAACGATACGATGAGATAGAGAAGCTTCGCGCCCAAAAAGCCGAAGAATACGCCGATCGTCTCGAGTATGATGAAGTCGTTTATATCGAGGCCGCGCCTTTTTATGTGAAGTCCGCCGATCAGCGAGGCGAGGACGATGCCGATCATGATGGCCGTCCCGTACCCCGGCAGCTCGAGGCCGAATATGTTTAAATGAACGTGCAT